GTAATACATGTTCATACCTGTGGGGGTAGATACGATTACAACTTTAGAAGTTTGACCTGATGAAATAGTAGGATACACCGATGCAAAAAATTCATCGGCAATATTATTCGGAACGAATGCAAATTCGTCCAACATGATGTAGTTAAAAGAGTCACCACGAACAGCGGTAGCGGAGGTAGAAGATGCAATAATCTTGGAACCGTTTTCAAATTTTATACTTTGTTTATTCCATTCTACCACACCCTGTTTCATCCAAACAGGCAAACGCTCGTATGCCATTTTAATTCTATCTAAGATTTCCGTGGCAGTTTTTTGTTTGTTGGCTAATACTGCTACTTTGTAGTCGGGAGTAAACTGAGTCATGTGCAGAATATCGCCAGTTACACACGATGTTTTACCTGTCTGACGAGGAAATTTGCAGATTGAGAAACGATTGTTTCTAACTTCTTTTAAAAACCTTTTTTGATAATCATAGAGGTCAAAAAGTATTGGACCTTTATCAAGCGAACGAATATAAAAATACTTTGTTAAAAAATATTCTAAATCTTCCGAGGACTTAACATACTCTTCCATTTGCTCGGGAGAATATTCAATTTTAACACCAGGCCCTTTGAGAAGCGCATTGCCGAGATAAGCGATTCCTTGTTTAGCGGGCATCTATAATATCTCCATCGGGCGGAAGTTGTTTAGTCGCTGTTTCTAAATCTCTACGAGCCCGTAAAAACTTGGAAAGTTCGGCGGTGTTGCCAACAAAAATGTTGTTATTTGTAGTTGTAACATTGCCTGCCGTTTTGATTGGGTCTTCGCGCTTGATATCTTTCAACTGCTTATGCAAGTGCATCAGTTTATTATTCGCCTCTAGTGTTGCTTGTATTAGTTGTGCAGCCACTTCGTATGCTCGGGCACTTTGAGTTTCCTGAGCCACCTGAAGCACACCTTGAATTGCGTCTTCCGACTGAACAATAACTCGCTTAAGATTATCTCTTACTTCTCGGTAGTCTTTGTCGGAATCTGCTTGTCCTGTTATAGAAGACGCAGTAGATTTTACTAAAAAGTTTTGGGAAAGAGAATTTAATTCAAGCGATTCGCCAGATAAAGATTCACCAAATATAACATTATTTAAATTGTTATCGACTTTTAATTTTTCATTCATTTCAACTCCCATCATGTATTAGGTATAAATTCTATAATACTTTCTTGTGCTGTAGGGCCAAGAGGAACATAACTTCCTGCTGTTACTCCTTCATTAGCATAAACTCTAATATTTGCTGCGGTAATTCCATTTGTTTCATCGCCTATTATAAGATTTATTCCTCCAGCACCATCAATTGAGGTTGGGCCAGAAGGACCTCCAGGAATTATAGTAACTCCACCAGTATCGGTAATAACTCCCAATTCTTTGATTGGGCCGTACATATAAAACTTTGAAGTAAATGAAAGATTGGCGTAAGTCAATTTTCTAAGATCATATCCACCATAAGAACCATCATCACCCTCACCCAAAACACAGTTTTTAAATACTATTGGTACATTTACATTTGTGTCCAATTCATTCATTCTCAAAGAAACTGTATATTCTGGCTGAAAATACGGTAAAATTTGTTCTATTATTTGTAAAGCATCTTCGGTATTTTTAGTCATAATACCAAGATTCATATCCATATTATAAGGAACTCTTTCATACCTTGTCTTTAGTGTAGAAGTGTTTGCAGCATTAAAAAACACAGTCCTATTCATTGTGTTTAATTTACGACTTGAATCGTAATTTAAATTTGATATTTCAAAAGATAATCTTGGAAGATAATTTTCTATTCTCACCTTCGTAGCATCAAAATCTGTTCCTATTCTTGATAATCTACGAATAAATTTTTGCTGTGGCCCATAAGAAATAGGAACTTTGATTCGTTCTATTTCTAAACCATTATCATCATAACGGCTTATGTAAATGTTGTTAAACATTGCTCCAAAAGCAACAACAATTTTTCTTATCGTTTGGTGATAAAAATGATCAAACATTTATTATGGTTCTCCAAACGGATGTTTTTCGCTAAAGTTAAAATATTGTTCTGCCTCTTGTTGTATTTCTTTGTTGCTTTCGTCAACAAAAACCCCAAATTTATCCTCAACACCAATTACAATTCTATAGTAACTATTATTAGTGATGTAATAGGGGTTGCCTACTGTCGTTTCCGACCATTTACCAACGATATTAGAAAGTGTAATATTGTTTGGGATGTTCGGGTTATAGGATACAACATTCGCTCTCGCAATTGCATTTTCCACAGTTCCCGTAGTTGTTCCACTTGCGTATTGATATACTGTGTCGCCTTTTGTAAAAGTTCCTGTTCCACCTGTTACTCCTAAAGAAAGGTTAATGTTGTAACTAGAATCATTTTCTACAACATCAATTTCTGGTATTCCAGTATTCATTTTCTCTTCGCTGTATTGGAATAGTTCACAGGTCAATTGAAACGATAAAAGTTTTCCTAATTGATAGAATGGATTTTCATGTTCTACAAATTTTATTTCAAATAATCCTCTATTTAAAGGCAAATAAAGCAAATCTCCTTCTATCGGTCTTTCCATACCAGTTTCTCGTTTAAATCTTTTTCGAGAAACGGTAAACTTTACACTATCTCTAATTTCAAATCCAAATTTTGTAAATGCATCACCACCTTCAAATGCTGTGGTTGTGTCCATATACATTTCAATCATTTTGAAAGAAGAAAACCTAGAATATGGTGCTTCTCCAAAAAAATCATCTTTATGAATCATGCTTCTAGGAAGGTAATAAATTTCCATTCCATGAATCTTGATTGCTTCAATAGTCAAATCTTCAACAAGATTTTGTTCAGGTAAGTTTTTAAATTTGTTAAAATACGGATTAAGTGCCACAAATTACCCCATCATAAAATCTGTTGGTAATTGATACATATCCATTATTTGTTTTTCTATATTTTCTATTTCCGTAGACGCTTCGGAAACAAGTTTATCTCCGTTAAAGGTTATGTCTCCGGGTAATTTTATTCCGCTATATTTACTTAAATTTATACCCCATTGCTTTTTCAGTAAAGCAGTTAAGTATCTTTTAAGCATTCTATCTTCATATATCTCTGTATAAATTCTAGGATCTAAAACTCTATACGCTTCAATAATAAAATATTGACCAGGTTCAACAAATTTCCAATCCATGTTTACCTGCAATTTATTGGTGACTCTACTAAAATTGACCATTTTTTCTGGCGACAAATATTGTCTAAGTAAAGACAGATATTGTTGAGTTAAATCATATTGAACTAAATCAATTGTGCCGAATGTGTATAAATCATTCAAAGCGTACTGATAACGAACATCAAACATACCCACAGACTGTGCGGTTATGTGAAATATTCTAGTTACGCTGGTGATTAAATCTTGTAATAAAATATCACCAGGCTGGTCTTGTTCTTCAGAGACTATAGTTTTATCTGCCAATTGAAAGCCAGGATTGTCGGCTTTAATCGAGATGTAGCGATTGGCTATATCTTCAGGTTGAATTTGATACTTCAAATATACCTGTTCCACACCGTCAAAATGATATTCAGAAAAAAAACGAATAGCGTCATCAACGCGATCCTGAACTTGTTCGTCGTCTACATTCACTTCAATTACAGGCGAGCCTAAAGCCCGCAAACAGTAATCAACTAATTTTCGTCTCGTCCTGACTGAGGGCATTTATGTTCTCCGAAGGATATTTAGCCTTTATTTCTTTTCTTAATTTTTGAATAGAACTAATGCCAGATTCTGTTTTTGGTTTCTTTTCTATAAGATTTTCCCACATTGCTACAACTAGTTCTTCAATACTCGGATATTCTAATTTTCTTTTATCAAGTCGATTAAATGTTTTCTTTTGATTTATTGCCGCTCTAACATCCTCTAAAACTTCCAATTCTTCTGAATTAACTTCGGTTTCTAAAGTTGTTGAAACTTTAACAAATTCATTAATTCTTTTGAAATATCTTTCTCCATCATCCCAAACACCAAATATTTTATATTGTTTTTCTTTAGTTTTAATTAATCTGTAAGGCGAATGTTCATTATCGTATTTCAAATATACAGTGCTTGTTGGTTCTGTGTAATTTGGCTCCAATAACATAAATGCAGCAGATTTTACTAGTTTGCCATTAATTAAAAAATCACCAGATTGTAGTCTTTCAAATTTCATGTTTGTCCTCACAGCGGTATTGGTGGTATGTAAACATCGGAAATATC